AACAAATGCAAGAAACAGCGGCTAAAGAACAAGTTGTTCAAAACCCACAATTATATCAACAACCACAACAACAAGTTCAAACTCCCCCTGATCCAAGGGCAGAGGCTTGGGCTGAAAACAATGATTGGTTCGGTAAGGATAGTGCAATGACGTATACTGCGTTCGATTTACACAGAAAACTTACTGAAGAAGAAGGAATTGACCCTAGGTCTGAAGAATATTATGCAGAAATTGATAAAAGAATAAGACTTGAATTTCCGCATAAATTTGATAAACCTGAGGTTAAACAAACTAGTAAACCTACACAAACCGTTGCCTCTGCAACGCGTAGTCCAAAGACTAGTCGTAAATCTGTGAGACTCACTTCCTCACAAGTAGCAATTGCTAAAAAATTAGGAGTGCCACTAGAAGAATATGCGAAACAACTTATGAACACGAAGGAGGTATAGGCATATGGAAGAAAAGAAACAACCAACTCGTGCGAGTCAAACTAGAAAAAGTGATTCTACGAAAGTAGAAGCACAAGCAAAAACGGTAGCTCCAAAAGAGAGACCAAAAGTTTGGACTCCACCATCGTACTTAGATACGCCCAACGCGCCGAACGGCTACAGACACAGATGGGTCAGGGTAGAGATTCTCGGATTTGTCGATACTAAAAACGTACAAGGTCGTTTAAGATCTGGTTACGAATTAGTTCGAGCAGATGAATATCCAGAAGAAGATTTTCCCGTAGTACAAGACGGCAAATACGCAGGGGTGATCGGGCACGGAGGCCTTGTGCTGACAAGGGTACCTGAGGAGATCGCGCAGCAAAGAGCTGAGTATTATCAAAGACAAGCTCAAGAACAACAAGCTGCAATTGACGCCGAACTCGCGAAGGAACAGCATAAGAGTATGCCTATCGATGTAGATAGAAATACTCGTGTAACCTTCGGTGGCTCTAAGAAGATTTAAACATTTTTAGAAACCAGCGAAACAAATAAACCGTACTGGAGGCCCTTAGGGGCAGGTACATATAAGGAGAAAAGACTATGGCTAATAGTTCATCGACTGGTTTCGGTTTGAAACCATTAAAAAAAGTCGGTCAGAATTACGACGCTGGCGGTCTAGGTGAGTACCCAGTTGCAGCTAATGCAACAGCTATCTACAACCAAGATATGGTTGCTATGGCAGCTACAGGTACAGCAGCAGTTGCAGCAGCAGCTACTACTCACAACCTAGGTTCGTTAAACGGAGTGTTCTACACTGACGCAACAACTAATAAGCCAACATTCCAAAACTATCTTCAAGGCTCTAATACAGCTACTGATATAGTTGCGTTTGTTACTGATGATCCAAATCAGGTCTACGAAATTAGATCTAACAATGCGGGTGCATCAGCTCAAACAGATGTTGGTAACACAGCTGAAATCTCTTATTTAGCTGGAGCAAGTCCAAATTACATCTCTAGAACAACTCTAGATGACAGTACTTTGAATACGACTACTCAACAATTAAAAATCGTAGGAGTGTCAAGAGACGAAGAGAACGATGATTTAACATCTGCAAACGTTGTTTGGAGAGTTGTAATCAACGAACACTTCTATAACACTCAAACAGGTATCTAATAAGGAGTAATAAACTATGGCGATATCACGTAATCAACTAGTCAAAGAACTAGAGCCAGGTTTGAATGCTTTATTCGGCCTGGAGTATAAACAGTATGAACAAGAACATGCTGAAATATACACAACTGAGTCATCTGACAGAGCTTTTGAAGAAGAAGTTATGTTGTCAGGTTTCGGTCAAGCACAAGTTAAACCAGAAGGTTCTGGTATTGTGTACGACTCTGCTCAAGAAACTTTCACAGCTAGATATACTCACGAGACAGTAGCTCTTGGGTTCTCTATCACTGAGGAAGCGATTGAGGATAACTTGTATGACAGACTTGCTTCAAGATATACAAAAGCTTTGGCAAGATCTATGGCTCAAACTAAACAAGTTAAAGCAGCTGCACCATTAAACAATGGTTTACCTGGAGGAAGTTTCAATTCAGGTGATGGTGTAACTCTTTTCAACACGCTTCACCCAACTATTAATGGAACTTTCAGTAATACGTTGGCAACTGCTGCGGACTTAAACGAAACTTCATTAGAACAAGCAATGATTGACATCGCTGCTCTTACTGATGAAAGAGGTTTAAAGATCGCTGCGAAAGCTGTTAAAATGATCGTTCCATCTGCTCTTCAGTTTACTGCAGACAGATTAATGAACTCTGCTCAAAGAGTTGGAACTGCTGATAATGACATAAACGCTATCAGAAACATGGGCATGGTCCCTGGCGGTTATGTAGTAAACCACTACTTAACTGACACTGATGCGTTCTATATCACTACAGACGTGCCAAATGGAATGAAGCATATGGAAAGAGCTCCATTAACTACAAAAATGGAAGGCGATTTCGATACTGGAAACGTAAGATACAAAGCTAGAGAAAGATACGTATTTGGCGTATCAGACCCTAGAGGTATTTTTGCATCACCAGGTGCTTAATCAATAATTTTGAGGCGGGACACAATCCCGCCTCAATTCAAATATAGAAAGAAAAAACCATGAAATTTAAATATCTCGTACAAATATTCACTAAAAAACTACAAACCAAATTTAATTTTGAGTCTGAAAAAGAAGTAGATTCAATAGATATCGTTCATAAACACATCATTGACTTTCTAGGAAAAAATGATATAAATTGGGAACCAAATGATTTACAATACTCAAGTACTGTAAATGATTTTTATATAACCTATGAGGAGGTTAAGGATGGCCCAAGGCAAGATGGCGTTGTTCGCGAGGAAAATACAGTTCGAGTCTAAATGGAATGAACTGTTTCTTAAAAACGGCGGAAACATAACACCAGAAATGTCAGTGCTAGGAGATGCGATCAAGAAAACGATCAGAGAAATCTTAGCAGAACAAGCGAGCCCTAAAAACCCTAAAGACGAAGAAATTCATCTTTACGCTGGTTAATTAAGGACTCTACAGCATCGGAAAACACTTTTTTCCTGTAGGGATTTCTTGCACTTTTCTATAATTTCATATATAAATTAATCACTATACATAAATTGATATAGACGAGTATAGTCGATTGGCCTAACAACTATATCAATATAATTAGGAGGATAAAAATATGGCAACAACTACATTTCAAGGTATCGTTAGATCAAATGGCGGTGCTGGAAAAGGTAACTCAACTCCAAGTGTTGTAACTTTATCAGAAGTTATTGCATTTGACCCAACAGCAACTTCTGCAACAGCAGTTAAAGTTGGAACTTCATCATCTACAGGTAATGACTTTGTATTACCAGCAGGTGCTGTACCAATTTCATTTATGACAATTGGTGGAGCAACAGGTGGAACTAACCCAACTGTTGATATTGGAACTTCTGCTGATCCAGATGGTTTCTTCAATGAAGCTGATGCTGACACTAAAGGTTCTTTAAAAGGTGCCGATGGTGCATTAGTCGTTGGTGGCGGAATCGCAGCTGATGTTACTGTAACAGGTATGAAAGGTGCTTCTGCAGCTACAGGCGGAACTATTGTAGGTGTTTTCACTTACACAGTTGCTGACTCTGGCGCAGAGAGTAACTAATAATTAATTTAGTGTGGGGCTTCGGCCCCACATAAATTTTTAAGGAGAATATACATGGGTATGAAATCAGATGTAAAAGCAGTAAGAATTACGGGTACTGGAGCTGTATTTGCAGGAAGAACTAGATTAAGAGGAATCATTTTAGAAAATGATGGTACAACTACTCAATCTATAACTTTGCAATCAGGTGGAGTAACACAATTTTTAACAAGCTGTCCAGCAGGTGATGTTTTTGCTTTCAATATTCCTGAAGATGGAATTTTATTTGAAAGTGGAATGACTACTTCAGCTATTGGTGCAGACATTTCTGCTACGGTATTGATAGACAAGTAGGAGGCTAAATGGCTAACACTACTTCTGGAACAACAACTTTTGAAAAAGGTTTTTCTATCTCTGATATTGTTGAAGAATCATATGAGAGAATAGGAATACAAGGTGTTTCAGGAAA